TAAAGACTGAGGTTATATCAGCCTCTATCAAACCTAAGAGGAAGCCTTTATGATAAGTAATGAAGATCTGATAAATATGTGTCGTAAGTTAGCACATAAATATAACAGGCCTAATGACTTTGATGACTTAGTATCTGAGGGATCTATAGTCTGCCTAGAGTTAAGGGCTGAAGATCCAGAGGTACACCCAGCGAAACTGTATCGTGAGGCTAATAGAGCTATGCATGACTACATTAACTTAGGCTTACAACCTGTTAGTATCCCTAAGAGTTGGACAGCTAGAGATGTTGCTAGGGGTGGCTCAGGGGAAAGTGACAACCAAAGTTATTCTGAGACTGGCATAGATTGGTTGCGTAATATTATGTCCTCTGATCACGTTTCATACGAGGACTTTATATCTTCTATTCCTGACCATGCAGAAGAATATGAGAAATTAGACTATGAGAATTACATTCTTGCTGTAGCTGAAAAGAACCTTTCATCAGAAGAGTGGAGAATTTTAAGGCTTAGATTTTGGGAAGATATGTCACAACAAGAAGTGGCAGACGCTATATCTAGTACACAAAGACAGGTATCTAGGGTGGAATCTAAAGCATTAGAAACACTCTGTAACAATTTGTGATGTCTAGGTTAAATAAAAAAGTCCCTATTAATAATTGTCCCTTTACTGAAAGTCTAACTTAAGTTAAGACATAAGTATCAACGATAGGAGTTAATATGTTAGTAGAAGACGATGAAGAAAATATGTTAGGTTTAGACTTAAGTGGGAATCAACCTAAGTTTGACACTGAACCTAAGTACCATGAGTTGTCCACAGTGTTTACATCTTTTGAAGACACACAAGAGTTTGATGGGATTGTCGTTAGTATTAAGCAGTATGGTTTATTTGAACCAATCTTAATGTGGCAAGGGTGGATTGTAGATGGGCGTCATAGACACAAGGCTTGTTTGAAGGCTGACGTTAAGCCTACTTACGAATATCTACCAGATGATATGCCTTTCAATGTTGTTCGGGATCGTGTTGTAGCAGCTAACCTTATGCGTAGGCATCTGACCACTGGTCAACGGGCTATGACTGCGGCTGCTTTGGCTAACATGACTGTTGGTGGGACTGGAAGTAATCAACACGAAAAGAGCAATAGGAAAAATTCTTCCGATTCCAAATCTAACAAAGACGCAGCGGATCAACTGAATGTGTCTGATATGTCTGTAAAGACAGCAAAGGCAATCAAACGTGATGCACCTGACCTAGCAGAGGAAGTTAGCAAGGGTAACATGACACTAAACGCAGCAGATAATGAAAGGAGAAAACGCCAAGGTTTACCTGAGAAGACGAATGCACCTAAGCCCAAGACTGTTGACCTAGATGAGCTTATGAAGAAAGGTGGCAGCAATTGGAATAGTAATGTAGCGGCAGGGGCTTTAGTATCTACAGCCAGAGATCTGCACCTGCAAGAAGGTGAAAAAGGTATGGCTAGGTCTATTATGCACATACTTGAGAATGGGGATGGGAAGCACTCTCAACCTTATAACGCAGCGGGTTTAATAGCCCTGTATAACGCTATAGGTAACCATCTGTCTGAAATAGAAGATTTACTTTTAGTGAAACCTGACACTACTAAAAAGAACTGAGGATATGATTATAGATAATACTAACAACGGATCAAACATCGACCTTTTCAACTATGCCCTTACATGTATTGACGGTATAAATAGTGAAGCGATTGAGAAACTCGACAATGCATCTGGTTACCTAATGGAGCGCAACCCAACCTCTGCGGCAGAATTATTAGATGTCGCTGAAACTAAAAAGAAAAGTAATATTCATAGTAGAGCTAGAGTAGAGAATAGCTTGAAGAATGAAGACTTTGGTATTTGGGAATATTACTATGCGCCTGATGGTCAACAACGTACAGTGGATTGGATGCTAGAGAATGACCCAAGCTACTTTATGGAACATATTGCAGGTTGTAGAAACCGTGGCCGTGGTCAAGTTTATCGTATGGATAATTTACAAGATTATGCCAACGAAAAATTGTTCGGTAGTAAGTAAATAAGGAGAGAGCCGCATGACTGAGACAGCGCACCAGCCTTGTCCATATGTGTCGTGTGGCTCTTCCGATGCCTTTAGCTACAATAGCAATGGGTACGGAAGATGCCATGCATGTGAAAGAGGTTACCCATCGAAGAGCCAGATGTTTGATTGGGCTAAAGACAAATACCCAGTAGTGGAAAGAGATGATAATAGTATGAGTACAGTTATAGATTATACGCCCAAACGTATGGAAGACCCCGCCAGTGGAAATTATGTGGGTATGCGAGGCATCACAGCTAAGACTATGGAAGACTTTGGCGTACAGACTTACTCTGATCGTCAGGAATATGTGTACCCCAGCGGGGGAATTAAAGTACGCAAGCTAGACGAGAAGGTATTCTACACTAAGGATGGCTTTAAAGGTGATGAGCTATTCGGTATGAACCTGTTTACTGCTGGCAGTTCTAAGATGGTAACAGTCACTGAGGGTGAACTAGACGCTCTGTCAGTAGCCCAAATGCTTAAGAGCCAGTACACTAACCCTGTAGTATCTCTACCCTCTGCTACGCCCTCTAAGAAGCTCTGGGAGAAGTGTACAGAGTGGCTCAATAGTTTTGAGAAGATTATCCTATCTGTAGACAACGATGAAGCTGGTAATGCTGTAGCTGATCGTATGGCTAAACTGTTCCCCAATAAGGTCTACCGTGTACCACACGACAAGTTCAAGGATGCTAATGAGTTCCTTACCAATGGGGCAGCAGGGGAATTTAAGAGTGCTTGGTGGAATGCTAGGAAGTATACACCTGAGAATGTTCTTAATAGTACTGATGACTTCATTAGCTTGTATAAAGATACGCCTGAGCATCAGTATGTACCAACTGGTATCCAAGCACTAGACGATAAGATCTTAGGTCTGATGCAAGGTCACTTCACAGTTATTAAAGCGCCTACAGGTATCGGTAAGACTGAGATCATGCGTTACCTAGAATACAATATGTTACAACACAAGATTCCATTTGCTGCATGGCATTTGGAAGAGACTAAGCTAAGATCTTTACTTGGCCTTGTATCGTATGAGCTAAACGATAATCTGACACGTAGGGATCTTATCGAAGAGAAGGACGCTGATGATCTTGTGATAGAGGCTATTCAACAGCTAACTAAGGATGAGTTATTTTACCAGTTCTATCTAAGTGATGGTCAGGGGGCTGATGATCTATGCGATCAGATTAGATACTTTAGTCAAGCCTGTGGCTGTAAGTTTGTATTCTTTGAGCCTATCCAAGATGTAGTATCTGGTCAATCAGAAGAGAGTAAGGAACAGATGTTAGCTGACTTATCGGTCAGGTTGTCTAAATTATCAGCGGAGCTAAACGTAGGTATCGTAACTATTGCACACACTAACGACAATGGTGATCCTAAGTATTGTAAGATGATTGGACAAAGGGCATCAGTAATCCTAGACCTCTCCCGTGACAAAGAGGCAGAAGACTTACAGGAACGTAATACAACGCACATAACAGTGCAGAAGAATCGTCCCTGCTCAGAAGAAGGTAGGGCTGGTATGATGCGGTTTAACTCAGAAACATTTACACTACGAGAGGTATATTGATGGAAACCAAAGTTTGTGCCAAATGTAATCAGAAGAAATGTATATACGATTTCAATAAAAAATCTTATACTAGTAATGGGTATTCTTGGTCTGGGTATGACCATCGTTGCAAGATTTGCAAGTACGAAGATAAACTGCTTAGAATAAGATTAAACAAAGGTTTTTCTAGTTTTAAGACAAACTATTGTGAATGTTGTGGGGATACACGCTCTGAAATAATGTTAGACCACGATCACGATAGTTTACAGTTTAGAGGTTTTGTTTGTAAATCTTGTAATTTAAACTTAAAATACAGTGGTGATACATTTGAAAGTATAATGAAGTCTGATTGTGAAGATATGTACAAAAAATATATTAAGATAGCGCAGTTCAGACAAGGTAAGGGGGTACGATAACACATGACAGTATTTGATATAGAAACAGATGGACTAGATAGCACTAAGATCCATGTAATATCTTGGATGGATGACCAAGGGAATGTGCAACACACGCATGACTATGTAGCTATGCGTATCTTCCTTGAGGAAGCACCAATCCTGATAGGACACAACATTGTAAGATTCGACATCCCCGCAGTAGAAAAGGTGCTAGGCGTTAAGATAACAGCAAAGCTAGTAGATACGTTAGCTCTGTCTTGGTATCTAAACCATAGCCGTGTCAAACATGGTCTTGAGGGATACGGA